CCCAGCTGGAAGCTGATCTGTAGGTCGCCGTCCGCTAGGGATGCAAACGGCTCTTCACTAAACGCCAAACCGCCAAGAAGGGATGCACCCGCCTCTGTTGCGGTCATCGGCATGGAGGCCGAAACGCCTGTTACACTAGCTCCTGTGGGAAGAGATACGGTTACACTGCCAATCCCGCTTGTCGCGGCAATCCCGGTCACCGCTTGAGACAGGTTAAATACAACACCGCCTGTTGACGCCGTGGCACTAACACCGGTAACTATCGCATCAGCGGTGCCGTTGATAGATACGCTACCCACGCCACCGGTAGCCGCAACACCTTTAACGCCTACGGGGCCAAAAGCGGAGGGGGTGCTAAACGGTGTAGCTGAAAACCCGCTTAAACCAAACATACTTAGCTATTTAATCCAGCTTTGATTTTAGTCATAACAGTATACTACCCCTTATTCATCACCGCTTTTACAATTATGCTAATTAACCAAGCCGCCGCACCCGTTAATACGGCAATCCACGTTGCCTTGACTGCGGAGTCCTTGGCCTCTTGTTGTGCGTAAACGTCCCTTTCACGCTGTGCCTGAACCTCTTTCATACATCTTCGATACTCTTCTAAGCCTTCGTTGCCATATGCATACTGCAAAAGTGTCACTATCTCTTTTCGCTGATTTTCAATTCGCTTTTTAGCGGCAAACATCTGTGCGGCTTCTGCCTCAACGGAGCTAGAAAAAACAATCTCCTTAAAAGGATTTGTACGTTTTTTTTGACGTTGACTAGCATATAAAATATCTGACGCCGCGCCCTGCCATCTAGCTACTACCTGAAACGTGTCCTCTATTGACTTGCCTGCCTCTATGAAGGCTTTTACGCCTGCATACGCTTTGGTCGCTGCCGCCGCTGCTGTAATCGGGTCAATCATTAAATTCCGTTCTCCTCACATAGGGCGGACATTTGACGTAAGGGGTGTACGGAATATGGTAGCTATACTTTTTGTCTGACTCTCCGTGATAGTCCTTGTATACGCATAACCGATAACCACTTAGCTGGTAAGTACCTGGAATGTAGCTGTAAACCCACGTATCCATTATTAAAATTAGCCATATAACCTTCACCCATCATTATCACGAGGGTAGTGTGGGCCAAGTAATATTATTGGGAAAACCAGCTTGCTGTGGCACATTACGCAAAGCCTGCCTATAGGTTGCCATTTCTGATGACATAGTTACATCAGACAACCCGTAGTGATCTGTAACCTTTAGTAGTTCGTCTCTCTTGGAGCGTTCTGAAGCGGCTAAAGCAGCATTATCTGCGGCAGTCTTGGCGTCCTTTTGAGCCTGAACAGTGATGGTATTGCCCTCACCATCTGTATATTCAGTAAACATCTCCTGAACAACCCACTTTTCTCGCCAAACGCCGTCCACTTGCTCTACGCCATCTTTAACAGCTACCTGCCATTCATTTACCTCTGGCTTTGCAACCATGACCACTGAAGCGACACCCAATGCGTCTAAAGTTGCGTCAGTCCACGATGAAGGCAAAGACATATTCTTATTTTCTTGCTCTAGCTGTACTTTTGTTTTTGCCTTTCCAGTAGCTATTTCTGCAAATAACATATCTTTTTCCTCTTAAAACTTAGGCAATGCTTCAGTAGGCGGTGTAAAGTTTGACGTATACCTTGCTAAACCCTTTGAAATCCTAATGTCATCTAGATTGCCAGTAATCTCATACTGATTTTCTGCCGCACCAATATACAGTTCTGACGTCATAGACATATTTGTTGACGGAGTAGTAATCGTTGCCTTAGACGTCCCATTTATATACAAAGCGGATGTTCCGTTGTAGTTAACCCACGCAACATGAACAAAACCAGAATATGTTGACCAACTAGCAGTGTCAGAAAGAATAGTGTATGAGCTTCCATTTGACATATACACCTTCAAAACGCCACTGACTGTTTCTATCCACCAGTTTGAAGCCCCTACGTTACTTAAAACGCCACTAGCAATAAAAACGTTGGTGCCAGTTGCCGACGCATTAGCCCAAAACTCAACCGTAAAGTCGCCATCAGCCGTGCTGTAGTTTGAAATGTGAAACAAATGCTGATTGCTTCCAGAATTATTTACTAGCTCATCATTGTTTCCATCAAAAAGAATTGAGCCTGTGCCGTACTTTTTTGTAGATGTGTCTATTGAAACTGGGTCTGAAGCTGTAGTGGTAAAAAAATTGCTCAATCCTGATAAATCGTAAATCCCCGCGTCATGGAAATTCAGCAAAAGTTCTGTATCAGAGTCAGATGACACAGGCGACGTTGGAACAGATGTAGAAGTAGACCCGCTTGTAGTTATTCTAAAATCACTTAAATACCCGGTTGTATACCCATTAGAAGCCTCGCTACCAATGTAGTTGGCGCTAGACAAATCAACATTGGTTGAGCCACTACCACTCCCTGTACTACTGCCATTTTTATATAGCGTCCACGTTCCGCTAGATCGCTGTGCAACAATATAGTTCCACTCATTTAAATTTAGTGGAGTTTGTAAGAGTTCTCCCCCTTGATATATTCGTATGTCATCATCTCTAGTATAAATTAACAATCCAGCAGGACTAGCGTTATAAAGCCCACTTGAAAACACTCTGGGATAATAACCACTAGCTAATTGCGACATAGACTCCGCATATATCCAAAATGAAATAGTAATGTCGCCTACGGTGCTGGGGCCGCCAGAAAACGAAAGGTAAGGAGTATTGTTTGCATGCCAAAAACCAGAACCACCATTTGTAGATAATATTCTTTTTGTTGTTCGTTTAAATGGCGAAAAACTAGTTACGTTAGGCGTACCAACTATTGTTAACGAGTGCGAGTTGCTTTTGTCCTGAAAGCGATTAGAACAACAAGTTAAAAGGTGGGTGTTTGTAATTACAGAAAGAGGAGTCGTGCTGGGTGTAAAGTTGCTCGTATAAACAGCAGAATGCACTTCTCTTAAATTAGATATGTATCCCAAAAACTCATTTTGACCATTAACATTCCTAGCCACGCTTCTTGATGTAGACGTCAAATTGTCAGAGTACGACCCAGATGATCCAGAGGCTGTTCCATTAATATATAACTGGCAAGTTCCAGATGATCTAACCAAGGCAAGATGAATCCAAGTATTGGGGCTAACAGAATTAGACGCTGATTCTACTTTTTTGCCATCTCCCCAAACTTCAATCTTATTGTCATATGTAAAAATTGCAAAACCGGTGTTACTTCCAGAGCCACTTCTAGTATCTATTAGGGCTTGATAGGATGTTGATCCTGCTAGAAAAAACCAACACTCAATCGTAGAGTCTCCAGTGCCGTTTGCTGTTACCCCCGTAAAGGTTAGGCACTCATTGCTTGTTCCTCCTTGAAAATAATTAGACCAATTATCTCCATAGGGACTAACACTGCCTTGCGGTATGCCGCCATTCAAACTCATAGTATGGGAGTTAGAAGACGAATCAGTATAAGTGACATTGTTTGCACCATTGGTGCCATCACCATCTAACAACAAAACAACATTGGCAAAGTCATCGTCACCAGTATCTGCACCAGCACCAGCTGCCGCCGCTATTAACTTGTTAGCTACTCTGCTCACGCCAGTGCTTGCCCTGCTATGAAGCCGTAGTAGGTCGTGCCCCCGTCATGAGTGTAAAACACAAACACGTCCACTGCGTTTGCGGTAGCAGTCAGGGTAGGCGCGGTTCCTCCAGGCCAATCCACCGACGTAGGCCATGTCACTGCGTAACCAGAGGCACTAGCGTCCTGCACAATTTTTAACGTAAAAGCAGATACCTTTCCGCTTGCCGCAGAATTGCTGTAAGTGAAAGTGGTGTTTTCCGTCAGCGTATGGCTAAAATTTGTGCCATCCCGCAAGTTTACGGTTGTTGCGTTACTGCTAGATGTAACCGCTATGTACTCTTCTGATATGCCGTTATCAAACGTCACTACACCGTTAGCGTCCGCTGTTACAGCTTTTGACGCCTGCGTTGTGCCAAGAGTCGTAATATCAAGATAATTAAGCTCTGTTGTTGTCGCGGTAACGCCGTCAAGAAGGTTGATTTCTGTAGCTGTTGAGGTAACCGCTACGTCTTCGTTTATTTTGGGCGACGTAAGTGTCTTGTTAGTAAGCGTCTGAGTTGCAGTGTCGGAAACAAGATTGCTACCCGTCGCAGGTAGCACCAGCGTATTACTCGCCGCCGCAGAATGCGGTGCGCCTTGTACCGTTTGAGCGTGTGCGTTTCCGCTTTCACAGTAAAACTTGATGCGAGAGGCTGTGCCGCCATTTTTTAGGTCTATAAGACCACTCTCAATGCTGACATTACCGTCAATTACTACCGTGCCGTTGGCGTCTTCTACAACAGCCTTGTCGGCAGGAAAAGCGCAGAATATAGACTTAGTTCCTGCTTGTAAGTTAACAGCAGAACCGCTATTGGAGCTTGCAAGCACTGTTGTTCTGGCAAGGGTATTCCCACTACTAACGTATGTTCCTAGACCGACCTCAAAAGCCGTATTGCTGCTATCTACAATCGCGTAGTAAGTGGTATCACTGTCTGATAGAACAGAGGAAAACGTGACAAAGTTACTAGCCGCACCGCCCAAAGCAATGTTGCCGGTGCCTGTGGTTGTCGTGGTTTCTTTAACCCGGTCTTTAATTACAAGAGCCATAACATAACCTCTTTAAGGGCTTGGGTCTGTCCAATTTGAATCTTGAACCCATTTGGGATCAGCACTGGGGTCATATGTGTACCGATTTCCCATCCAATTTTCTGGTGCATCCGTTACATTTTCGGTAAGTGTGGCATTGTCAGAGTTAAGATCGGCAATGTAAAAATCAGGCGAGGAAGGATCTCCAACCGTAATCTTGTCAGATTCCATAGTCACAGCCTTGCTGTCCTCAAAAAGATACTTAGATAGCTTGGTTGAGTTTTCGGTGATTGTTTTCATTTACGTTTACCCGTTTAACAAAATTGTTGTTGCTGATATTGCAACCCCGGCAGTTATTGAGGTTGATGTGGTAGATATAGAACCGTCACTCTGAACGTAATACGTTGAGCCAATTGTCAAGCTACTCAGTTTTTCTGATACACCGCCGAGAATAGTTATTTCTCCAGTGGCTGAATCTGATATGGCCTCTTCCGCAATGCCTAAAAATGCAGGTCCAGGCAACGCGTTTGAGGAGGGAAGCTGAATAACAAAACCATGACCTCCCGTAGTGCCCGACGAAAAACTTACAATAGAAACAACTTTTGCTTCGTCTGGGTCGTATATCACAACCCCATAGCTAAATGCAGAACCTTGAACTGATTGCGTACTAAGTTCAGTGCCACTACCAAAAGAAAGACTTGTTCCGCTGACCGTGCCAATATACATGTACGGCCTGCCGGTGCTTGTGTCGCGGGTGGTCATAACTACTTTTCTGTTTACAGTATCGTAACAGACGCCCGGAGGCTGTGCGCCATATCCCCTATCAGTTACCTCTGCCAAACTTCCAAACGAAACCGTAGAGCTAGTCCCTGAACCAGAAACAGTCCCCATTTTTACGGCGGGGTAATAATTATTTGACGAATTTCTAAAACACAAAATAACCTGTGTTGTATCAGGATCAAAAGCTATTTCAGTGTAATATGCCGTGGCGCTGGCAAAGACTACCTCACTTCCCCAATCATAACCCGTGCCTGACGAATTTATTTGACCAACCCTGCAAGTCCCGTAGTAGCTGTTTCCGCCATCCGAGTAAAAAATAAGAACTCTGTCTACTTCTGATGAATAAAAAATCGAGGGGTAGTACGAAGCCGCCGCATTTACATTTACCGCGCCGTACCAGCTTATAGATGACGTACTATTTGCTACGGCTGTATATACATAAAGATAATTTGCGTTGGCAACACCTGTAACGACAACAACCCACTTGTTTGAGCCAGAGTCATAGGCTATTTCAGGTTCTCTAGCAGACGCCCCATAAAAGTCACCCGTCCCGCCAAGGGTAAAAGTTGTACCGCTGACGGTGCCAATAGCGTGTCGCCCCCAATTCCCCGCTAACCCGGTAGCTACAAATGCAACAGCAATTGAGTTATTTGTAGAATTAAAGGCAATCGATGTATGGTTTACCGCATAGCTGTAGCAAACAGTGGCGGTGCCAAAGCTGATGCTTGTCCCCGAAACAGTGCCGACAACTACCGTTAAATAGTTTGAATTTCCCGTATCGGCATACGAAACAACCACTTTATTTTCGTTTGTGTCGTATACCGCATCAAAATAATACGCAGTATTTGAGTCAAATGCCGTGGCAGAGCCAACAGATTGCGCTACAGCGGCCACCACACTAACCGTGCCGTTTGCATTAAGTATTACGGTGTCCCCGGAGGATATGCTTCCAGATGCCGTAAATGTTGCTTTTTTGCCAGACGCCCCTGCTGGCAACAATTCGGACAAATTAGTCATGTGCTGTAATCTAGGTCAATACTTGTTGACGACATGGCCCTTCCTGCTAGTACGGTATTTGTCGTTACTGCTGCCGATAAAGTGGTAGTAATACTTCCACTGTTTGCAACATAGTAAACCGAGTTGGCGGTCAGGCTTGAGACTTTTGATGAAACCCCGCCTTTTATTGTGACCCTGCCACTAGCCCCGTTAGATATAGCGCCATCAGAAATCCCAATAAAGTTTTCTGACGTTGCGTTTGTGCTAGGGGCGTCAAACACCATAGCATTGGTTTTACTTGAATCTCCATAATCCACAAACGTAGCAACACACTTATTGGCGTTGGTGTCATATACCACGCATCGACTAGCCGCCGTGCTTGTGCCATTAAAACCATTAAATTGACTAATAAACGAGCCGGATGTGCCACTAACTTTAAACGTAATTATCTGCGACGAGTTATCATTCACCTGAAGCACAAGAACAACTTCAGCGGTATCTGGGTCGAAGGTGGCGAACATATTGGACGTTGTTGCAAAGCCACCAGATACTTCGGGGGCTTTGGCCTCATCGCCAAACGAAATAGAATTGCCACTGACAGTTCCAACAGCCGCCGCAAGAGCATAGTCAGTTAAATAAGTGCCACCAGCGTCATAGGCATTGTATAAAAAAACAACCTTGTTGTTTACGCTATCAAAGACAACAGGTCTTGGCGTATAGTTTGTGACATATACAGTTGATGAACTAAAGTCTACCGCCGTTCCAAAGCTGATCGTGTAAGTGCTCAATGTTCCTGCTATGGCTTTTTTTGATGTAGCGCCGCCATAAGACAAAACAAATGCGTTTGCGTTGCTGTCAAAACAAGCGGATATGCCCCGAGCATTATTGGTGCTTGCGTCAAAATAGTTATACACACGCCACGCAATAAAGAGAGCAGAACTTACTGTTCCGGTGTAGTACGCGCCCTTTCCAGTTGTGATCTCAGGAAAAAACACGGAAAACACATTTGTGTCGTCATCAAATGCTATTGCCACTTCGGCTATTGAGTTTGAATAAAATGTTGAAGCAGTGCCAAAACTAATACTTGTCCCACTAACCTTTCCAGCAATCGCTTGTCCATAATTATTAGCGCCAGAACCATCGTCCCTATAAGCAATAATCACGGCACCTTCATTGCTATCAAAAGCCATTACAGGTCTGCTCATGTTTCTGTTGGTCAAAAACTCAACCGCAGTACCAAAGCTAATCGTAGAGCCAGAAATTGTGCCAACGACGGCATAGCTGTTGTTGCTTCTTCTAAAACAAACTACGACCTTGTTGTTGGTTGAATCAAACACTGCGGCGGATTCAGATGTTGATGTGTCGCTTCCAGACGCAGAAACCTCAGACTCCGCAGAATATGATTGTCCAGAAACAGCAGAAACAGTGCCATCGCTGTTTAGTATTACCGTAACGCCATCTCCCACAGTTCCAGACGCTACAAAGCTAACCTGCTTGCCAGCACCTGCGGGGAAAAACTCGCTAAGGTTGCTCATGATCTGTTCTTCATGTTTATGGTGGTGGCCGAGATAGCCTGTCCCACCTTGGTAGATGTTACAGTGGTGGACAGTGAGCCATTGCTTTGGACGTAATAATCAGAGCCTATGGTCAGGCTAGATTGGGATTCGTTGATAGACCCCAGGGTATTTATTTCCCCTGTGGCACCGTCTGATATTGCCTGCGCGGCCAACCCAATAAAATTGCTAGCAGATGTAGCGGTGCTGACGGTTCCGTTGCCATTTAGGACAACAACCGCTCCGTTAGCAATTGAACCAGAGGCCGTAAATGTAAAGTTATTCTGGCCCCCGCCCGCTGGCAATAACTCTGATAGGTTGCTCACTCAAACGCTCCACCCAATAGTGCCGTTGATGTAAGTCATAGTTATTTCTGCAAAATTCTTATCGAAAGTCAGGTCACTAGCACTAGACGCGATGTTTGATCCGTTCCTGCCAACAGTAAATGTAGTCGTTGCTGCCGCCCCGGTGCCGTCTTTTATGGTGACTGTGTTACCTGCACTGGGTGACGCTGGAAGCGTAATCGTAATGCTACCTGCCGAAACCACCACAAACTCACCAACTGACGCCGTATA